GGGGATAAAGATGGCTGAGGTAGAATATAAAGGAATTAAAATTGGTGGAAGTAAGCTCCTACTAATACTACCACTATTAGGAACAATCGGCGGTGGTCTGTGGGGAGGCTTTGAGTTGTGGCACCGCTATCAAGCTATGGAAATAAAAATAAATAAGTATGTTGCTCCCGACTTATCAGGATATGATAAACGAATATCTATTGTTGAAAAATCTTTTAGAAAAGAAATGGCAGCTCTAGAACTTTCAATGAAAGCTCTTAGAGAAGAAGTTTCTACAACCAAGGAGTCTGTTGTTACTTCTACAGATTATACTAGAGATATCAAGAATGACCTTAAAAAAGATATTCAAACTCTAGAGAGAACTGTGGATGATATTGAGAGGCGGGGCAAGGACGCATTTAAACTTGTGAGAGAAAGTGTTGAGACAAACGATAGAAAAGTTCGTAATATGATAACTGTAAATTCAGATCGTTTTGACAGTCGAAGAGAACAAATACGGAACGATATGGACGCTCTGGAAAAGAGAATGAATGACCAGTTAAAAACCGTCAAGAAGGAGATCAAGGACCAGATCAAGAGAGCCCTTGAAAATCCTCTTGCAAATATGCGAAAATAGTACTTGACAAAACTCTTTTCATAGTGTATTATAGTAATATAGAATGAATTGAGTGGATAAATATTGTTATGGAACTAAACGAATACACACACGCATTACTCGCTGTTGGGTTTATGGCCGGAGCTTATTGGTTGGGTAGGTTTATGGAATCAAGAGCTGTTGTTGAAAATGCAATTGGTTTTTGCTTAGAGTCTCTAGAAAACGGGGGATATATTAGAACCTCTATCGATAAAGATGGTGATAAAGAATTAATCCCTATTTCAGAAATTGTAGCCGAGACAGTGAGAGATGCACTTTCCAAAACTAAATAAGATGAAAATTTATGTTTAAATTTTTTATTGGTATACTTATTGGGTATCTTGTGGTGACTTATGATGTTATACCAAAAATAACACAATCGTTTTCTGGCTCATGTACATACACATGTACAGATGCACATGCACATACACATGTACAGTAGATAAATAATATTATGGTAAAACGAAATAAAATTACTGTTTCTACAGACAATAGTGGGTGGAAAGCTCCTAAGAAACGTAAGCCCCGCAAACCTATGTCTGATGAACAGAAGGCTGCCGCGTCAGAACGTCTTGCAAAGGCGAGAGAAGCAAGAGCTGAAAAGAACCCTGATTACGGAAAGTCTGGTATACACGAATCCCTGCATGTCCTTCCTGATGACCATTTTATTAGTCCTAAATCAGTTAAACAATGGATTAAAACACAGAAAGACTTAATGTCTGCTGAACGTGTTGGGGTAAGACAAAATATAAAAGGTGCTATTGCTAGATTTGCAAATCACGAAGGATATATTCGTAATATGCAGAAATATCTACGTGACGGGGATTGGATAGATATTTTCTATGGAGAACATCAAGAGAAAAAAATGGGATGGAGATGCGTTGTCATGGCATATTATGATGATGGAACTCCTAAACGAAATGTAGACACATTTTATCCTGATATTGGTATGATGTGGACACAGGAAATGCAAAATGAGGAAAGTGGAATAAATAATGCCGATGTGCAAAAACCCAAACGAAAACGCCGGAAACGTAATAAAAGGTCCGTGGAAAAAAAGAAAAAAGAATCTACCTGATAAAAAAGCCATTGCTGAACAATTGGCCCGATCAGCAGCTGATGATATTACTATGAAAGTAATACAACAGATGGTTCGGGTAATGGAAGAGTCGGGTATTGATATTGGAGAAGCTTCTTTTATTCGTGATACAGCAATGATCTTTGAGTTAGTACAGGGTGCTGTTTATAGAGATATAGAATTTTCGCACCCAATCCATAAATTCGTTGAAGAATTTGTTAATGTTGAGATTCATCCAGATAATACAATTGGAACAGAAGTTGATTTTGATTATATGATGGCTCTTGTTGAAATGTTAGAAGATAACGATGGTCCAGAAATTTCATAGGCCCTTTTCTCCAATGATAATGGAATCTACTGTTCCAGATAAATTCATAAAGATTGTTAACGACACTGCTGACAAAGTTCTTGGCAGTGAATCTGCGAGCATTGAGTGGGATTGGTCACATAAGTTAGTAGGTAAGGTCAGTAAAGAAGTTCAAATCCCTATAAAAAATAAAGAACATAGAGAATTACTTTTTAGTACCATGAAAGGTGCATGTGTTGATTATTTAAAAGACTGTATAAAAAACAACACTGCTTATGGTTGGAAAAAGATTGCTGATAATGCTGTACCAACAATGGATAATATACATATGGCTCACAGCTGGGTGGTTAGTCAGTATGCAGGCGAGTATAATCCTTGGCATCATCACAGTGGAGACTTCTCTGCTGTAATCTATCTTAAATTACCACCAAAGATGAATGAAGAGGTAGAGAAGGAATGGGAAGATCATTATCCAGCAAATGGACTTATAGAGTTTATGTTTGGTGAGAACCAAGGATTTAGAAGTGATAATTTGAAATTTAAACCAGAAGTGGGTAAGTTGTTGGTTTTTCCATCATGGCTTAAACATTTTGTATATCCCTTTTACAGTAAAGGGGAAAGAAGGAGTATGAGTTTTAATGCTCATATGTACGTGCCAGAATGATATTAGTTGATATGAGTCAAATTATGATGGCGAACATTATGATGCAAATGCATATGTCTAAACAAAAAGAACCAGAAGAAAAAATGGTTCGGCATATGATACTTAATTCACTACGCATGTATCGTACACGTTTTATATCAGAATTTGATGAACTAGTTTTATGTTACGATTCTAAACATTATTGGAGGCGTGATTATTTCCCAGAATACAAATACAGCCGCAGAAAAGGTAGGGATACTGATTCTAGGGATTGGGATGCTATTTTTAGTTGTCTAAATACCATTAAGGAAGAAATTAAAACCAATATGCCATACAAATCAGTAGAGGTATATGGCGCAGAAGCAGATGATATTATTGCAACATTATGTTCTGAATATGCAGAGGAAATTATGATACTTTCTGGTGACAAGGATTTTATACAGCTACAGAGATTCCCTAATGTGAAGCAGTATAGTCCCATTACAAAAAAGATGATTAACGGCGAAGACCCAGTTAGATATGCTAAAGAACATGTTTTTCGTGGCGATACCAGTGATGGTGTTCCAAATGTCCTTTCACCGGATAATACCTTTGTAGATGGTTTACGACAGAAACCCATGACAAAGAAGAAAATTTCTTCTTGGATAGATCATGATTTTAATGATGTAGCTCCTAATGATGAAGTTAAAAGGAACTACCAAAGAAATCTAAAATTAATTGATCTTACATATACACCAGAAGAATTGTCTAGTGAGATTCTAGAAACTTACAGGTCTTCACCATCAGGAGATCGTAGTCAATTACTAAATTATTTTATACAAAAGAGGTTAAGTACCCTCACTGAATCGATAGGAGAATTCTAATGGCAGTCGATACATATACACCACTTTACTCAGAGGTTTTGGGTAAACTATCAAAAATCAAATCTAAGAAAGATAAGGTTAATCACCTAAAATTTTATAATGATGCATCTTTAAGGATGGTTATTAAATCTTCATTTGATCCTAAAGTCAAATGGTTACTCCCAGAAGGTGAGGTGCCTTACTTACCTAATGATGCACCAGAGGGTACAGAACATTCGAATCTTTCATATGAGGCACGTAAGTTATATCATTATATTGAAGGTGGTAATCCAAAACTTACACAGAATAAACGTGAATCAATGTTCGTTCAATTACTAGAAGCATTACATCCAGATGAAGCAGAAATTCTTGTTGCCGCAAAAGATAAAATCTTGCATCGAAAATATAAGGGATTATCTGAAAATGTGGTAAGGGAAGCGTTTGATTGGGATGATGATTACATGGTAATTGAACACGAAATGTATCCACAGTCTCCTGGCGCAGCTAACGGTTAATGAGTTTTGGAGAAGTATTATTCGCTGGCGTATTAATGATTTCGCCAGTACAAGCAGAAGTTCCAAAATCGGAACCTTCTGCTGAATGTCTTGCAATGAATATGTATCATGAAGCCCGAAGTCAGGGTGTGGGTGGAGCTCTTGCTGTAAGTTTTGTAGTTTTTAATAGAGTTAGAGATGATAGATTTCCTAATACAGTGTGTCAGGTAATTAAACAGGGCCCTATTAGAGAGAGTTGGAAGACTCGAAAAACAAAAAACCCCCATGATTCTGTTTTTTTCCCCATCAAGAATAAATGTCAATTTTCATGGTGGTGTGATGGAAAGTCGGATGTTCCTAAAAACAAAAAAATATACTCTAAGTTTCTAGATATTGCCAATGGTATGATTCGTAATGAATATAATCTTATAGATATAACTGATGGTGCGACATTCTACCATGCAGATTATGTGACTCCGTCATGGGCGAAGACAAAAACGAGGACCATTGAAATTGAAGATCATATTTTTTATAAGTGGAGCCAAAAATGACATTTGATGAGTATCAAGAATTCGCACGTTCAACAGCAATCTATCCAGAAGACTGTAAAGTGATATATCCTACACTTGGGTTGTGTGGTGAAGCTGGAGAAGTTGCAGAGAAAATTAAGAGACATCTGCGGGACGGCAAAACTTTGTTTGGTGTTGGGTTAGAGTTAGGCGATGTGTTGTGGTATATCTCTGCACTTGCAGATGATCTAGGTGTAACACTAGAAGAGGTTGCACAGGCTAATGTAGATAAGTTGCGGTCTAGGATGGAACGTGGAAAGCTTGGTGGCAGTGGAGATGAAAGATGAATAAAAATGAAAAGAGAATTGACAAAACAGTTCCAATGTAGTATTATAAGTATTAGTAATTGTCAATAAGGAAAAATCATGAACGCTGTTATGGATACGATTGAGGAAATGAAATGAATATCTTTTACCTAGACCGTGACCCCGTTAAAGCTGCACAGATGATGTGTGATAAACACGTTGTCAAAATGATACTGGAGAGTGCTCAGATGCTCTCCACTGCTCACCGTGTTCTTGACGGTGATGAACTTGCCGATAAAGCTGGTATGTACAAGATGACTCACAAGAATCATCCTAGTACAATCTGGGCACGTTCCAGTATAGAAAACTATGTGTGGTTATATGAACACATGGATGCTCTTATGGGAGAGTATACTTATCGGTATGGTAAGAAACATGCTACTGAACGATTGCATGGCCCACTCAGCCGCGCGCCATTGCATATTTTAGAAATGCCGATGGGGTTCACTGACCCGCCCAAGTGTATGCCCGAATATTGCAAGGGTGATGACACAGTTAGGAGTTATCAGAATTACTACATAGTAGAGAAATCAGACTTTGCGACATGGAAGCGCAGAGCAATGCCGGAGTGGTTCAATGCAGAGAGAGGGTTACTGGGATTACATGGGTAGGCGAGTGACAGAAGAACGAATCAAATACACCAAAGATTCCCTTGAAAAAAGGATAGAAGAGCTTGAACGTAAGGTGGCACTGCTCGCCGACGACCATCGACAATTGGAGCTAGATGTATAATGCCTACATACACATTTTTTGATAAAAATACCGAAGAGACATTTGACATGTTTATGTCTATGGCTGAAAGAGAAACGTATCTTAAACGCAGTCACAACATTCGTCAAGTTCCCGTAGCAGTTGCTATTGCTGGCGACCATTTAATGGGAGTTGGGCCCAAGGTAGATGGTGGATTCACAGAGAACATGCAACGGATTGCTGGAGCACATCCTGGCTCTCCTCTTGCAGATAGGTTTGGTGGCAGTACACAAACTCATAAAGAAATTAATACGAGGAACACAATTAGTAAACATGCAAAGAAAGTTGCTCGCGATGGTTTTTCTGCAAGTAAAAAGAAAACATTATAGGAATTGTTATGGCTAGTAAAAAAAGTAATAAAGAAATAAATCTTAACAATCTTGTTGTAATTAAACCAATTACTGATAATCAGAAAATAGTTTTTAATACTTGGAAAAAAGATAAGAACCAATTTTTGTTTGGTGCAGCTGGTACGGGTAAAACTTTTGTATCATTATATCTTGCAATTCAAGCTGTTTTAGATTTAAAAACTTCATATGATAAAGTAGTAATAGTACGATCTCTTATACCTACAAGAGAAATTGGTTTTCTGCCTGGAGATGAGGAAGACAAAGCTGCATTGTATCAAGTACCATATCAGAACATGGTACAATTTATGTTCGAACAACCTAACGAACAATCCTTCAATAATCTATATGATCGCCTCAAGGGCCAGGGTACGCTTTATTTCTTGTCAACATCTTTTCTAAGGGGATTGACATTTGATAATGCAGTCATTATAGTAGATGAGTGTCAAAATATGAACTTTCATGAATTAGATACTATCACAACTCGCGTTGGGCAGGACTCGCGTATTATATTTTGTGGTGACTTTGATCAGACTGATCTTCAGAGAACTAATGAACGTAATGGCCTGCATGATTTTCTTCGTATCCTTGAGGAAATGGAAGAATTTAACTGTATAGAGTTTACAATAGGTGATATTGTTCGATCTGGTTTTGTCAGAAATTATCTAATCAATAAGATTAAACTAGGAATAGGAATGGAATAATGGATATTGCAAAATTGAGAGAACAGCTTGAAATTGATGAGGGCGTCAAGTATGAGGTCTATAAAGATCATCTTGGATATGATACTTTTGGCATCGGCCATTTGATAACAGCACGCGATCCAGAAAATGGTTGGTCTGTGGGCACAGATGTTGATGTATATAGAGTGCAAGAAGCATTTGAAGATGATGTTCAAGGTGTAATATCAGACTGTGAAAAATTGTATGTACAGTGGGAACACTTGCCAGAAGAAGCTAAGCAAGTGATTGCTAATATGATGTTCAATATGGGCCGCCCTCGTTTGAGCAAATTCAAGGGTATGAAACGCGGCATAGATTCCCGTGATTGGAATGCTGCCGCAGATGAGATGGTAGATAGCGCTTGGTATCGCCAAGTAACCAATCGAGCAGATAGATTAGTTGAGAGGATTCGTGCGTTAGCATAATGCAAATATCCCATAGATATAAATTCATTATGTTTGCTATTCCAAAAACAGCTTCACGATCTTCTTGGAGAACTTTTAGACCTTATGCTGATATTGTTGGAGTTGATGATGAGGAAAGTCCATATGAACATCATGTACAGCCATCTATAGTGAAAAAAAATTGGCCAGAAATGTTTGACTCTTATTTTAAATTTTGTTTTGTTAGAAATCCTTGGGATAGAATGATATCACATTATTTTTATGATAAATATAATAGGCCATTTTTAGATTTTATAAATGAACATGTTCTAATGGGTGAAAATTGTATAGTATGTTGCAAAGAACAAACTGGTTGGTCTAAACATGTAGACTATGTTGCCCGATTTGAAAATTATGAAGAAGAAATTCATAACATTTTTAATTTAATCGGAATAAAAAAAGAACCTATATTTTCTCATGAGAACAAAACAGAACACAAGCCTTACACAGAATATTATGATGATAAGAGTATAATGATAATCTATGAAAAATATAAAAGAGATATCGAAATATATAATTATGAGTTTGGAGAATAATGTTCAATCATATACCAGTGGAGTTGCCCACTATAACAGCAACAAATAATAACGGTGTGCGTTTATATGAAACGCCAGAGGGCAATGAGTATCCCTCAATCACAACCGTGCTATCAGTCCGTAACAAACAGGGATTAACGGAATGGCGTAAACGTGTGGGCAATGAAGTTGCTAACCATATATCAAGAACTGCTGCAGCTCGCGGCACAAAGGTTCACCATATGTGCGAGGATTACCTCAACAATGTGCATTTTAATTTCCCTAGTAAATGGAATGAACACAAGAAGAATTTTCTACCATATTGCCTATTTTCACAATTAAAGTCTGTTCTGGGTAATATAGATAATATCTATGCACAAGAGGCAGGATTATATAGTGATAAATATAAGGTTGCTGGTAGAGTTGATTGCATTGCAGAGTATAAAGGTACGTTATCTATTATCGATTTTAAGACCTCAACAAAAGAAAAAAATGATGAATGGAATGAGAGTTATTATATTCAAGCTTCTGCATATGCAGAGATGTTTAGTGAATTGACGGGCACAGAAATTTCACAGATAGTAATTTTGGTGGTAACAGAAGATGGTACGGTACAAGAATTTATTAAAAATAAACAAGAGTATTTGATTAGATTGTCAGAGACAATCAAAATTTGGAGTGAAGAAAATGTTCAATAAATTAGTAAAATACGCCGCAACC